AACAAGCGCGGGGTCTGGTCCGCCTGGCGACGCTGCGATGTGGGTGGCTCGTTTGCAAAAGAGCCTGATAGCCGCATTGGAGACGCGTTCGACCTGAACAGGCTTGAGGAATCTGGCTGGTGGTATCAGACATCAAACACCTATGCGGCCAACGGAGCAAACTATCCGACTGCAAAGGCGGGACGGCTGATGGTTTATCGAGCCTCCAGCGACTTCACCTATCAGACGTACCAGACCCATGACGGATACATGTTTCATCGTTGCCGTTATGCGGGTACCTGGCAGCCGTGGAGGGAGCAATGGACGACACTCAACTTCAACCCGGCCAACTACGTGGCCAGGTCGGAATATTCGTGGGCGTCCTTGCCTGGGAAGCCTGCGACCTTCCCTCCGTCGGGACACAACCATGACGCCAGCCAGATTACCTCTGGCATCCTGCCGCTGGCTCGCGGCGGCATCGGGGCGAACAACGCCGCGACGGCGCGTAGCAACATCGGCGCCGGGACTATCGCGACCGCATCGCTGGGAAGCAGTGGCTGGTGGCGGGATAACGATACGGGGTACATCCGGCAGTGGGGGCGCGTGACGGTTGCAGGCGACGGCACGGCAGCTATCACCTTTCCCATTCCGTTTCCGAATGTGTGCCTGGGCGGCTTCGCGGGGCAGACCGCCAATTTCCATCCCGGCACTGACGCGAGTACCGCGTTCTATGGGCAGACGACCACGGGGGCGACCGTCGAAAACGGCTATCAGAACCAAGCTGTGTTGCTATGGGAGGCCTTTGGCAGATGAACACCAGCGACTATGTTTTCTCCCCCTCCAGGGCGGCGTTCTACCCCGTGGCATTGCGTGAAGTCTACGAAGCGGGAGAGGGCTGGCCCGAGGATGGGGTATCAGTTCGCACTGAGTTGTATGAGCAGATGCTGGCAGGGCAAGAGGCAGGGATGCGGATCGCTGCTGACGCCTCCGGCCAGCCGGTTCTTGTCGACCCGCCACCCCTCACCGAAGCGGAGCGCGTGACGAAGGCTCGGACCTGGCGTGACGCTCAGCTTGCACAGACCGATGGCATGGTGGCTCGGCATCGTGACGAGCGCGACCTGGGGAATGACACCACTCTCCAACCTGAGCAGTTCGTAGAGGTTATGAACTATCGCGCGGCCCTGCGCAATTGGCCGGACGACCCGGCATTCCCCGACCCCGCCTCCAGGCCGGAGCCGCCTGCCTGGCTGGCCGAAGAAGGCACCAACTAAACCCCGCCCTAGTGCGGGGTTTTTCATTCTAGGAGATCCACCAATGAGCTTTTTCCATGGCGTCACGGTAACGAATGTGGACGTGGGCGCGCGGACCATTGCTTTGCCCTCCAGCTCGATCATCGGTCTGTGTGACGTGTTTACTCCGGGAGCTGGAGCGACCGCCAAGCCGAACGTGCCGGTCCTGATCAGCAGCAAGAAGGAAGCGGCAGCGGCGTTCGGGATCGGTTCGCCGATCTACGCTGCGTGCGAGGCCATCTACATGCGCGCCCAAGCTGTCATCGTGGCGGTCGGTGTGGAAGCGGCGGGCACGCCCGAAGAGCAGGCCAGCGCGATCATCGGCGGCATCAACAGTACCGGCGAGCGTACCGGCCTGGAGGCGCTGCTGGACGGCAAGTCGCGTTTCAACGCTCAGCCGCGGCTGTTGATTGCGCCTGGGCATTCCGCTTGGCAGGCAGTGGCCAGTGCGATGGACGCCCTGGCCGGCCGCATGCGGGCAATCGCGATCATCGACGGCCCGGGCAAGGATGATGAGACCGCCATCGCCTACGCTGCGAACTTCGGCAGCAAGCGCCTGTACATGGTCGATCCGGGGGTGCAGGTCTGGAACACCGAGACCAGCAGCACCACCGACGCTCCGGCCTCGGCCTGGGTGGCGGGTCTGTTCGCCTGGACCGATGCCGAGTATGGATTCTGGGCCAGCCCCTCGAATAAGGAGTTCGTCGGGATCACGGGCACCACGCGGCCCATCGAGTATCTGGACGGCGACCCGACCTGCCGAGCCAACCTGCTGAACAATGCCAACATCACCACGATCATCCGCGATGACGGCTACCGCCTGTGGGGCAACCGCACCTTGTCTTCGGATGCGAAGTGGGCATTCGTCACCCGTGTGCGGACGATGGATATCGTGATGGACGCGATCCTGGCAGGGCACAAGTGGGCGGTCGACCGCTCGATCACCAAGACCTATGTGTCTGACGTGACCGAGGGGTTGGAGTCCTTCATGCGCGACCTGAAGAACCAGGGCGCGGTCATCAACTTCGAGGTCTACGCCGACCCCGACCTGAATACGGCCAGCCAGCTCTCCCAAGGCAAAGTGTATTGGAACATCCGATTCACCGACGTTCCGCCGGCCGAGAACCCCAACTTCCGCGTCGAAGTCACCGACCAGTGGCTGACCGAAGTCCTCGACGCAGCATAAGGAGCGCGCGCAATGGCAATGATTCCGCAGGTACTGACCAATACCAACCTGTTCATCGACGGTATCAGCTTCCAGGGCGATGTGCCGTCGTTGACCCTGCCCAAGGTCACCGTGAAGACCGACGAGTTCCGCGCCGGCGGCATGGATGGCTCCATCGACATGGACATGGGGCTGGAGCGCATGGAGTCGTCGTTCACCACCAACGGGGTGCGGCGCGAGGCGCTGAACTTCTTCGGCCTGGCCGATGGCACCGCGTTCCGTGGCGTCTTCCGCGGCGCCTTCAAGGCGCAGAAAGGCAAGGTAACGGCGGTAACCGCAACAATCCGCGGCACCCTCAAGGAGGTTGACCCGGGCGACTGGAAGGCCGGCGACAAGGCCGAATTCAAGTATTCGGTGGGTGTCACCTACTACAAGCTCGAAGTCGACGGCCGCGTGGTCTTCGAGATCGATCCCTTGGCGCCGTTGCGGGTTATCAACGGTGTCGATCAACTGGCTGAAACGCGCGCAGCGCTGGGCATTTAAGGAGTGAATATGAAAGAGAAAACCCCCGAGTGGTTGGAATTGCGTGCCACCGGCGCCACGGTCAGCTTGCGTTCCACGGCCGAGGTCAACGGCGTGAAGGTCGACAAGCTGACCCTTCGCGCGCCGACAGTCCGTGACATCCTGGCGTCGGAAGAGCAGGGCGCTGAGACAGAGGCACAGCGCGAGCTGGCCCTGTTCTCGACCCTGGCCGAGGTTGGCCGAAAGGATCTGGAGGGGCTGACCATGGTCGATTACCGGCGCTTGCAAACCGCCTACTTTCGCCTGGTGCAGGACGACGGGGTATAGCGTTCAGCACCACAAGCGCATGGCCAGGCGTCTGGCGGCGGAGTTCCATTTCTCCGTCGCCGATATCGAGGCTATGCCGTTGGCTCGCATGATCTGGTGGCTCAGTGACTGAGCCACTTTCAACCGACAGAGAATCCTATGGCGTCCAATCAACTCTCCCTCGGGCTGCTGATCGGCGGCGCCGTGAGCGGTTCGCTGAATGCAGCATTCCGCACCGTCGAGGGCAGTATCGACCAGCTCCAGGCCAAAGGGCGGGAGCTGGATCTGTTCAAGGCCCAGACCAAGGCGGCGTTGGAGTTGGGCAACACACAGCGCCGCAGCACCTTGCGGGCCTATGGCGAGCAGCAGAGGGTCGGCGCGGCGCTGGAGTCTCAGCATGCAGCAGCCACCGCCCGGCTGGCATCGCTCAATCGCGAGTTGGCCGCGGCGGATCAGGCTCGGACCCGGCGACTGGCTACGCAGTCGACGGAAATGGACCGCCTGCGCTACCTCCAGTGGCAGCTCGCACAAGAGGCCAACCGGCAAGCCGAGGGCGGCAACAAGGGGGAGGCGAAGCGGTTGCGGGGCCAGGCTCAGGCGGCGGCCGAACTGTACAAGCAACGCCAAGCCCAGGCGGCGGCCGACAACAAGGCCGACGCGGAAAAGGTCCGGGGGATTCAGCGCCGGATCGAGGTGGCGCAGCGTGAAGCCCAGCAAGCCAAGCGCAGCCTGGCGGACCAGCAAACGGAAATGGGCCGGCTGCGTAACGTGCTGCGAGACAACGCCAGGGAGGCGGGGCGACTCGGCGATGCCTTCCGCCAGGCCGCCCGCGAGGCGCAGGGCATCAAGCTCCAAGCCAGCGGCATGGCTCGCCTGGAGGCCGGGAAGTCCGGTATGCGCTCGACGGTCGGCCAGGCGGTCGCCGGTACTGCCGCTCTGGCTGTGCCTACGAAGATCAGCGCGGACTACCAGGCAATCGTTCGGGATATCGCGATCAAGGCTGGGGTGGCCGGTTCCGCTGAAGAGCGGGATCTGTCGCGCACGGTCATTACCACTTCCCGCGACACCGGGATGGCGCGCAACGAAGTGGCCGATGTGATCAACCAATTGGTCAGCGCGGGCATGGATCTGGACGTGGCGTCGGGGTTCTCTCCGGTCGCGGCCAAGTTCGTGGTGGGGCAAGGCGCGGGCGGCGTGGATACCGCGAGGATGATGCAGGCGCTCCAGCAGAACGCGAAGATCTCCGATCCCAGGGTGATGGAGAAAGCACTGGAGGCTATCGCCTTCCAGGGCCAGGCCGGCTCGTTCGAGGCCAGTGACATGGCCCGATGGTTTCCCCAACTGCTCGCGGAAATGGGCAAGCTGGAGATCTTCGGCATGGATGCCGTCACGCAACTGGGCTCGATGCTTCAGGTGCAAATGAAGACCGCCGGCGGTGCCGATGAGGCGGCCAACAACCTGAAGAACTGGATGGCCAAGATCGGCTCCAGCGATGTTGTGCGAGCCTACCAGAAGGCTGGCATCGACTATCAAGGCTCGCTCAATACTGGCTTGCAAAGCGGAATGTCGACGCTGGAAGCCAGCTTTGCATTGGCCCAGCAGTACATCCAGCGCACCGATCCAGCCAAGGCCAAGAAGATGGCCGAGGCAACCGCAGCCATCAGCAAGGAGGCGGACCCGGCCAAGGCCAGGGCGATGATGGAGGCCCTGGAGCAGACACTGCGCACCGGCGATATCTTCGCGGATATGCAGGTCAAGGCGGCTCTCACCGCCTACACGCAGAACAAGGCGCTGTACGAGTCGCTGAAGAGGGAATCGGCATCGGCCACAGGCATTCTGGACCAGAACCTGAGGGAGCGTCGGGAGGCCTCAGCCCAGCGCTGGGCTGAAGTCGCCCAGGCCGCGAACGAAGGGATGCGGGCGGTTGGTGACGCGATTCGTCCGATGACTGATGCGGCGGCCGACGCCTTGCGGCCATTGTTCCAGGGGCTTACTCGACTCACCGATGCCGCACCTGGGGCAACTGCCGGAGTCGTGGGCGTCGGTGCCGCGTTGGTCGTGCTTCGGGGGATCGTCAACGCCTGGAGGATTGGCCGTGGACTGATGGATATTGCCCGTGGCCGCTCGATGATGGGCAATCCGAACATCGTTCAACGTGTGTTCGTGACCAACCCCGGCGCCGGCGGCTTGGGCGGTGATGTGGGCGGTGGTTCTGGTCGGCCTGGCCGGGCAGGTGGTGGTCGCAGTGGGCGCCTCGGCGCCGCAGGGCGCGGTGCCTGGGGTGTGCTCCGGGGCGCTGGGCGCTTCGCCAAAGGGGCGGGACCGCTGGCACTCGTCGGTGCAGGCCTCCAGGCGGCCGACACCTTCGTGAACGCGGAGACGCGAGACGAAAAGGCCGAAGGCTACGGCGCGGCCCTGGGCGGCCTCGGTGGCACGCTCGCCGGCGCTGCGGCGGGAGCGGCGATTGGATCTGTCGTTCCGATCATTGGAACTGCGATTGGTGGCCTGATCGGCGGGATGATCGGTGCCTGGGGTGGTTCCGAGCTGGGGGCCGCCGGCGGCAAAGCGCTGTTCGGCAGCGGCGGCCTGTTCGGTGGATCTGCACCGGCAGAGCCCGCGAAGCCCGCTGTTCTGCCTGTCACTGCGGTGGTGGCGGAGCCGGCGAAACCGGCGCCGGTGCCGGTGAAACAAGAGTTCAGTTTCTCGCCGAACATCAGTCTCACTGTCCAGGGGGATGCGAAAGATCCCCAGGCGTTGCTCCAGGCGATCATGCCAGAGCTTCGCCGGCAGCTCGCCGACTTTGCCGGGCAGATGCAGCGGGTGTCCCTGTTCGATGAGCCCAATGTGTAGGAGGGTGAATGCCGTATATCGAAATGATGGAATCCGGCCTGCGCCAAGTGGTGCGGGCCGGGGAGGAGGGGCGTAGGAGTGTCGACGGCATGTTGGCGCCCATCACGGGTGCGGTTTCCGATCTCACGGGCGCTGCCGATGAGCTGTCCACGCTGCCCGGCTTCCCGGCCGGGTTGGGCGACCGGGCGCTGCGACTGACTCGCAGCCTGGGCGTGGCACAGGCAAAAGTGGGTGGCGTCATGAATACCTACAGCAGTGCTGCCCGTGCGCTATCTGGGCTCGATCAGCGGTATGGAGCGTTGTCCGACGCCGTGTCGAAGGTTACCGGGCAGGTCGGGCGGCTCGCCGGCGTTGCCAGTCCCAAGCTGGCCAACATCATCCCGACCGGCTTGCGTTCGAGCATGACGCCGAGTGCGGCCGCCTCCAAGCCGTTTGCGCATCTGCTGGTCATGCAGCCGCGGGACGTGAACAGTAGCCCGTTCTACTTCAATCTCGACACGGCCGCCTTCGATGAACTGCGGAGACAGACGGCGTTTCGTTGGGCAGCTCAGGAACGACTTACCCGGCTGCCGGCGCAACAGGCGGTTGGGGAGGGGGAGGACAAGCTGACGTTGAAGGGGGCTGTCTTCGGTGTTCGGGTCGGCCTGGGGCAAATCGAGCAGCTACGTGAAATCGGGCGGCGCCAGGTGCCGCTCAGCCTGACCACGGGTTACGGCCAGGTGCTCGGCCTGTGGTGTCTGGCGAGTATCGAGGAGGAGCAGTCGGCCCTTGTTCAAGGCGGCGCCCCTCGCAAACAAGCATTCAGCCTGGAGTTTGTCCGCTATGGAGACGATCTGCAGAACGTCTGACGGGGAGCTGCTGGACACGCTCTGCGTCCAGTATTACGGGCATCTGGTGGGGACTGTGGAGGCGGTCTACGACGCGAACCAGTGGCTCGCCGATGAGCCGCAGCCCTTCCGGGCCGGCCTGCTGATCGTCATGCCCGAGGTCGAGGTGCCGGTGACCGGCGAGGTGCAGTTGTGGGGCTGACCCTGGAGGATGAATGAAGCCGATATTTCGGGTGATCGCGGACAAGGCCGATATCACCGCGCGTATCAACGACCGGTTGTTGCTGCTGCGCACGGTCGACAAGCCGGGAATGGAGTCCGACGAGTTCGAGTTGCGCATTGACGACCGCGACGGTGCCGTGGTGTTGCCGGAGCGGGGGGCGTCGGTCGAGATCCAGATAGGCTATGACGGGCGCGGGCTGACCCGGATTGGCATCTACACCGTGGACGAGGTGGAATTATCCGGCCCGCCGGATACCATCGTCATCCGCGGCAAGGCCAGCAGCATGCGCGGCAGCGGCAAGACGATCCGCGACGGAGGTTGGGAGGGGGTGACGCTCGCGCGGATCGTGGCGGACATTGCCGCACGCAACGGCTGGCAGAGCGAGTGCCCGGTGCAGACGGTGGTTCCGCGTGTCGACCAAATTGGCGAATCGGATTTTAACCTGATCACGCGGCTGGCCAGGCAGTACGGCTGCACGGCCAAGGTCGCGGCGGACAAGTTGCTGGTGCTGCCTCGCGAAGGTGGCGAGCGCGCATCCGGCGCGCCGCTGACGACCGTTACGCTGACGCGACCGGAGATCACCCGGTTTCAGTTTCGGTTCAGTGACCGGGCCACGCAGAAGGCGGTCAAGGCCGCGTATCAGGACAAGAAGACTGGCAAGCTGGAGGTTGTCGAGCTGGCGAATGCAGAGGCTCCGGCCGGGCTTCCGCCCGTGCATACCGACCGCCACATCCATCCGAACAAGAGCGCCGCTGAGCAGGCCGCCAAGGCGCGGTTGGCTGCGTTCAACCGCTCCACGGCTGGGGTGCGCCTGGAAATGCCAGGGCGAACGGATCTCTTCGCGGAACGAACAATAGTCGTCGCCGGCATTAAGTCGGGAATCGATGGTTCCTACCTGGTGGAGTCGGTGGAACAGGTATTTACCCAGGCTGGCTGGAGCACGACGGTTGAGTGCAACGCCGGCAAGAAGGGCAAGGCCAAGGCCGCTGGCAAGAAGAAACAGAAAAAGCCACTTCAGGTAGTGGCCATCGGGAAAGCATCGTGAAGGGCCCGCCGCCTGTATGAGCAGGCGGGCGGTTGGGTCACCAGTCCTCTGACCTGTACTCGTCGGGCAGGGACTGTTCCCGTTCCCAGCGTTGTTCGAAGTGGTCGACCAGCAGGGTCATAAGGGCGTCACCGAGGAGGTCTTTTTCCTTCAGTTCGGCCAGCGCTTCAGCGCCGGTTAGTTGTTTCTCGGCGTACCGTTTAGCGATGTTCCTTACGCTCACTGTTCTCCTTCCTCTCTAGCTCGCGGTTCCTAGCGGGCTGCATTGTGCCATCAGAACCTATCCATTAGTACCCAAAGCCCGCGCATGCGGGCTTTTTCATTGGAGTTCGACATGCCTATCACTGAAAGCCAACTGCTGTACATCCTTCCGAGGTGCCGCCCGGTTGTTGGAGTCTTCCTGCCCGCGCTGAACCGCGCCATGTTGCAGTTCGATATCCAGGGCGGAGCCAGGCAAGCGGCGTTTCTTGCACAGGTCGGACATGAAAGCGCCCAGCTCACGCGGCTGGTAGAGAACCTGAATTACTCGGCGCAGGGGTTGGCGAATACCTGGCCGAGTCGATATCGCGGCGCTGACGGACGCCCAAACGCCCTTGCGTTGAACCTCGCTCGGCACCCCGAGGCCGTTGCGAATAACACTTACGCCAACCGCAACGGCAACGGCGATGAGTCCAGCGGAGACGGCTGGCGGTTCCGCGGGCGTGGCTTGCTACAGATCACCGGCCGGTTGAACTACCGGGCTGCCGGCGCCGGCCTCGGCCTGCCGCTGGAGGCTGAGCCCGAGTTGCTGGAGCAACCCGAGTACGCGGCCAGGTCGAGCGCCTGGTGGTGGGTGGCGCACGGCCTGAACGGCCTGGCCGACTGTGGCGAGTTCGCGGCCATCACCCGACGCATCAACGGTGGGCTCAACGGGCAGGCCGAGCGCTTAGATCTGTGGACGCGCGCCAAGGCGGTGCTGTCGTGATGTGGCTTGGGTCTGGTGGCTTGGCGACTTGGGCGCGGGTGGTGATTGTCGCGTTGGTATTGGCCGTTGTTGCTGCTGTTACATGGCGGGTGGCCGAGTGGCGATTCGGTGAGCAGATAGCAGCGTTGAAGCTGCAACACGAGCGGGAGCGAGGAGAGACCAGTCAGGCAGTGGCGGCCGAGCTTCAGCGAAGAACCGAACAGCGGCAGCGCCTGGAGGCTGATTTACAGGCGATTGATGAGCAACGTTATGGAGAGTTACGACATGCGCAAGTTATCAATGATCAGCTTACTGCTGACTTGGCTGCTGCTCGGCAGCGGATGCGGGTCCGTATCACCTCGGCCAGATGTTCCGCTCCCGGCCTGCCAGCCGGAGCCGTCGGCGCCGGCGTGGATGATGGAGCCAAGTACGCCGAACTTCACCCAGCGACTGCGACGGATCTTGCCCAGCTCGCAGCCGATGCCGACTCTTGTGCCATCAAGCTAACTGCGATGCAAGAGCGAGAATTAGCAAGGCTTGTCCGCTAGGCTGAGGGCTCGGCTCATTAATAGTAGTTCGTTGGAGGAGCATCATGAGGTGGTACGTTTATGAGGTGTATCCTATTGATTATGGGTGGGATTACCTGCACTCGTTGTCAGATGTGATGGCGCGTCTCAGTGCAGACTCTTTGCATGATGAGGCTAACGAGAAGGGATATGACCTCTCGGTGGTGAAGAGCTTCGTTGACGATTGGGAGTCAGCAAAGGTGGCTGCTTCATTAAAAGGTTGGGAGGGCGACTTCAGACACAAACCGGCGGTTTTCTGGATTCCAATCGAAGACAGATTTGAGCACGGGTTTGTATTCAAGCAGGACAACAATGGCACAACATTTGTGGTGTCTCCAGTCGAGTTGTCCTGGCTGGGAAGCTATCGGTAGGT